ATTAAAGCTACTTTGATATCCGTAAATTGAAGTATGTGAATTAGTATAAATTCGATTAAATCGGTCTACAAGTGCATTTGTTTCATATTCACCTGAAACTTGTATTTTATTAATATCAAATACTTTTAATTGGTTATCTCCTTCGTTTCGAATAATAACGTCTGTTGAAAATAATCGTCTTAATCTAGTAAATAATCCTGTATCTGCCATATTTTGTTTTTATAAAAGCCAAGAAATATCTTCTTGACCATTTGAATAAGGGTTGTCTATTTTAAATGGGTTATTATTATACTTATCAGCATAATTTGGCCCGTTGGAATAACCTCCAGCATATGATGTACGAGAATTTCCTATACTATTCAACATACTTTTAGTCATTTCCATATTATTTGTTCTAAGTTTAAAAGCGGTTTCACGTAGATAACATCCGATACAAAATGCCATTACTAAATCGTCATTGTATCCTGCTTGTGCTTCTGCTCTACCGTTTCTCCATATAAATACTTTCATTTCCTCTAATAGGCGCACAGAATAGAAAACAACTCCTTTATCCATAACAGCTTCTTGGAATTTACCAATTGCTATAGGGCGAGTTGTATTTGACATAGTAAAACCAGGTGTCATTTTACTATGGTCCATATATGGGTCAAAAAAATTGTCTACATTGTTTATTCCACCTTTTGGTGAATAATAAAAATTTTGATATCCTCTATCTAAAATAGTTTGTACCGTTGACCAACCTACACTTTGGTTTTCAACTGCAAGTAAAGCATTGTTATATTCTGTTGCGATACTTACTAGCAAATGACCATAATCTTTTGTATTAATTTGTCCTTTATATTCACCTACCTGAGTAAATGTTTCAACATCAAAGATGTGAAACGCAGAAGAATCCTTACCATCGCCACGAGCTACATCAGCTACAATTAAATAATTCTTAGAATAATCTGCTGGTTCCCAAATCCATAAATTTTGGTCAATTCCACGTTTTTCAAGAGGTTCTTTTACATGAAATTGTTCATAAAAAGTAATATCTTCTGGGGTAAATACTGTATCACCAGATGTTGTAAAATCACAGTCACATTCTTGTGCTGCTAATCGAATACCTAAATCAGCATCTTGTTGGTCTCTCCAAGTTTGGTTTCGTTCAGGGTGCACTTGCCAAGGTAATCTAATAGGTAAAAAACTATTATCACCCATTTCTGCAGCGACCCACATTTTATGAAACCAGTTACCTGTACCATAAGGTGTAGATAAAGCAATACATCCACCACCTGTTGCTAAAGTTTGTTGAGCTGAAGCCCATATTTCACCAATATTATGAATAAAAGCAGCCTCATCTATAATCAACAAAGAAACGGCTTCTGATCGACCTGCATCACTTGATGCGCCAATTGCTTTAATTTGAGATCCATTTGGTAATCGAAGTGTTAATTTATTTGCTTCGTCAGGTTTATTTGAAAATTTTAACCAAGAAGGTAAACTTTCATACATAAACTTAACTTTAGTAACCATATTTTTAGCGGTTTCCTGTTTAGTTGCAATACATAGTACATTTTTATCTTCATGAAACAACATCATCCATAATGAATAACCAGCAGTTAATGTTGAAATACCTAACTGGCGAGATTTAAGTACAATTGAATATGGGTTTTCTTGAAATAATGTAAGTACTTTTTCTTGAAATGGATAAAGATTAAATTGGATACGTCCACGTTGTGGATGTTGGATATAGCAATATTTTTTCATAAAATATGCTGGGGATTGAGCACATCTTATATATTCTTCGCGAACTACTTGTTTTAAACTTCTTTCTTCCATTACTTAATTGCTATTAAGGTAACAATAGTAAGTAAAGAAGCCACGAATCCTCCACCTAACCACTTAAGACCTGATTTAAGGTTATTGTTTTTGCGGTTTAAGTTAGTAACGTTTTTTTCAAGCCCAGTGATAATTTTATCTTTTTCAACAATTATATTTTCGTAATTGTTTATTTGTTTAACGTAGTTGTTTTCTCGTTCAACATGTAATGAAATAAGACTATCTTGAGCTTCAGATTTTTTATTAAGTTGCCATACTAATTTGTTTGCAACTTTTAATTCAGCAATAGCTGAATCACCTTTAACCAGATCAATTGCTATTTGCCTAGCTGTAGAATAAGGAAAACAAATTTTATTTGTATCTTTTTGAGAAAAAGTCGTCAAGTTCAGAAGGAGAAGAACTAGTAAGGTCTTTAATTTTCTTGCCATAATATAAACGTGTTTTAGTTAATTCTTTTTCTGTTTTTATAACCTCATTATTCAATGAATCTATAACTTTTTGTTGTTTACCTAAATCAATAGTTAATGTATCTTGTATATTTTTTAATCTATTAATTTCTTTTTGTAATTCTTCTATTTTTTGTTTATATTTGCTATAGTCAGGGAGTGAAGTAGGTTGAATTTTAACATATATTAAAAATAACAACAATAGTAAAAATATCCCACCTATGATTAGATGGGATAACTTTATTTGGTATGTTTTATTTTGAATCATTTAATAACACTTTTAACCAAATCTGAAAGTTTGGTTCCTTTGGCTTTAAATAGCCTACGAACTTCATTATCTTCTAGATAAAGTTTTAATTCTTCCATTTTTGATTTGTCATATCCATTTTCTAAATCATTAACTAAATCAGTAATATCATTTTTATATGATTTATACTTTAATTCATCTTCAGGAGATAATTTTACAGCATATTCTCCACCTAATACTTTATTTGCTTTTTCAGCAGCAGCAGCAGCCTTAGCTTCTTCTTTATCAACGTAATTTACAGTATCAAACCCATCATTTCCAAGAGTTCTAACTGCTTTTTTTTCAGTTTCAGCTTTTTTTATTGGTTCTGCTACTACTTTAGGTGATAAACTTATTGGAGTTTCACCTGCAAGAATTTTTTCTACTGCATTAAGGGTTTGTGGATAACCTAATTTTTCAGTATATGTTTTTTCTCTGTTTATAAATTTAGATACATTTATTAATTCTTCTTTTCCTTTTCCAATTTCTCCTTTGTTAACTAAATCTTTAAGTAAACTAGTATCGTCAAAGGTTTCAACTTGAGCTTGGATGGCATTATCTACATTTTTTAAAGCTGCTTTAACGGACTCTGGGGTGTTTTCAGATGTTCTGCTTTTTTTACTAGTGATAATTTTAGTAACTGAATCTGGGTTAATGTTTGGGAATGATTTTTCAATAGCTTGAGTAGCATCAGTAACTGCTTTTCCTAAAATTCCTTTTTCTACTTTACCATTAATATAAGCAAAGTCTAATGGGCCTTCAATAAATGGACCTTCTGTAAGAAGATTTTTATTTAAAGCAGCTGAAATTTCTTCATGTATGATTTCAAGTAAACGAGTTTTTTTCATGTCTAATTTTATTTATAAATATTAAAAACCTATTACTTGTTTAATTTTCTGTACTCTTTCTTCAGTAGTGCCTGATAATTCAGCGTAGTTTTTAAGTTTATTTTTATGTCTGGTGATCAGTTGTTGAATTTCTTTATCAATTTGATTTCTATAATGAGCATCTACAACGCGTACACCATTATCTTCAAGTTCTACATCTTCAGGTGAAACATAAAATATATAATCATATTCACGAAGTAAAGATGATACAGCATCATTGAAATCATCCGCTATAAAATACGGAATTGATTTAGCTAAGCGCGTAAATGCCATAACATCAATTACAGTTCTATCTGTAATCATATTTTCAAACATTAACTCACTTGAACGTTCAGCCATAAATACTATTTGACCTTTTAATGTTGAATCTGTGTTTAATGGTATACCTAAATCACGTAAATATTTTGAACGTTCTGTTTTGAATTCATATCCTGCAAATTCAGGTAATTTTTTTAGTGCATTAACTAGTGTTGTTTTACCAACTGAAATTGTTCCACAAAAACCTATTTTCATAAAAAAATTATTTTTAATAAATTTAATACCTTCCACTAATATAAACAAATAATACTTCTGGGATTTGCACACAAAGAAGTTGTTGCTTGGTATTATTATTAATACAAGTCATAACTTCTAGTTCTTTTACAATATTTTTAATATTTCTAGGAGCATTTTTAGTAAGATCATCTATATATTCTTTACTATAGAATTTATTTGAATCATAATATGATTCATTAATTAAATCAGTTAATTTTATCATTTTCTAATAAATATTCAGCAACATAAATTGCTTGTGCACCTGATACTGTAATACCTCTAGCGCTTAAAGCATCACCTACGAAATGTACGTTAGGATACTTTGTTAAACTAAGATCTTTATAGTTTACTAACGGTTCAGGTGACAAATATTTTACTTCAGGAATATAGATCCCCCAATCATCTCCAAGTGTAGGAAATACTTTTTTCATATCTTCAATAAAATCCTCTACATATTTAAAGTAACCACTCATTATCTCTCTTACTCCATCTAAAAATTCAATTTGGTAAGCTGTTACATTATTACCTTCAGATGTAGTTGAAGGTGTACGAGATGGACTATAATATAAACCTGTTCCATTAAATTGCAATTTATTTACTACATCACGTGACCATTTAAATGGATCTTCAATACCATTAATTTCCATTAATATACCAAAGTTAGTCATATTGTTTCTATATGCTTCGTCTTTTTTAGCGTGTCCGTTATATGAATGATCACCATATGTTTCCTCTACAGCAACATAAGCAGCATTATTGTTTGTACAAAATGAACGTAATGAAACACCTTCATCATCAAATTTTCTATATAACTTAAAGTCATATGAAATATCGATTAGTTTTTGAAAGTGGTGTTGTGGGCTTTCAAATCTCACTCCAATCTGGGTCGACTTGACTTCGGTAGGTAAATTGTACTTTTGAGCTAATTTAGCTGAGAAGTCAATTCCAGCTTTTCCTGTACCTACTATGCATGTATCAAATTTTATTTTTCTCATATTAATTATTTTTATACTTCCATTTATAACCAAATGCTGTTTTTATTTTACCTTTACAAGCTAAATTTATACAACCATTTGTGATTTTCTTATTTAAAGATAAGTAAGCTTCTGAAATAGAAGGCCATTCTTTAATAAAATTGTAAAGTATTACTTATTTTTAATCCTTTACTAGTTAATTCTTGTTTTAAAGACTCAATATCTTTTTTATAGTTTTTAATGTATTTGATTGTATTTTTATCTAAATCTTGATACATAACCCATATATCATCTATATTTTTTGACCCCTTATTATAATCAATTCTATATGAGGCCCCATTTGGACTTTTCCCAATTTGAGTTATTTTATAATTTATGTCTGGGGGGGTATTGTAGTATATTGCTATAATGTTGTCCATAAGTTCAGTTTTATATTCTTCAGGGTTAAGATTTTTATTAATATACCTAAGATATAATTGAGTTCTTTTATTTTTTTCAGTAAATCCTAAATCCTCTTCACTTTCTTCAGATATAGGATCTATATAAAGTTCAAAATCATTTAATTTTTTCGGATATTTTTCTTTAAATTTTTTTAAAAAGTGTTTTACTTTTTCAGTAATTATTTGCATTACCTCAAATACTTCCCCTTTATTTGTAACTTCAAATCCTTTTTCTTTTGTTTGGAAACTTACTTCAATATTTTCAGGATTATCAAGTTGATCAAAACTTAAAATATATTTTGTTCCTTTAGTAGTTGTAAATTCAATATCACTCACAATTGTTTTAATATAAATATTAATCTTCTAATATCACTTCTCCTGTTTCAAAATCAATATCTGTAACTTTTGTTTCCCATTCAAAATTTACACCTTTAGATACTAAATAATCATACCAATTTTTAGCAATTTCAGATAAATAATCTGTACCTACGTGCCATACTGGGAATAAACGTAAACCGAAATATGGTTTAATAAATTCAGGTTCCTTAACAGGATTTGAACATTGTACTTCTTCAGGTTTAGGATGAAAACGTTTAAAATTGGTAATTACTTGATCCATCAATTCCATTGCTTTTTCCTCACCACAATATTTTGATAATTGGCCTCCAATTGCAGTATGGTAAGTTAATTTACCATCAGACCAACCTCCAGCACCTAAGAAACCTGTCATTACTTCTTCAGGTTTACGTTTGTATGGATCTTTACCCATGTCTATAATGGTAATAAGTTTTCCAGGATAACCATTATCCACTAATTTTGTTGCAGCGTTTACACCTGCTACTCCAGCTCCTACTATTACAATTTTTTTATCCATTCTGGTTTATTGTTTAATTTTTTCCAATCTAATTTTTTAATTGCTACTTTATCGTTAATATAAAAATTTTTATATGCTTCTACAACATTTTCCAATTTAAATTCATCAGGCATACACATTGGGGGATCCACAAATCCATTATCAGGAATGTTAGGTTCGTTATTTTGTAACCATTCAAGTACGTCTTTTGTCTTATGTTTTTTACCATATCGTTTTTCAAATTCATTACAGATTTCTAATCCATGTTTAACTAACCATCTATAATGTTGTATAGATTCTCTTACCCATTTTGATGATGGATGATTAGTATGTGATTGTTTATAAGGAGCAGTTCCTCCATTTACCCAATGAGCAGTACTACATATTTGCGCACTTTCAATTTGCATTTTTCTAATATGATCATCTGCTAATTCACGTGCAGCAATAATTGGATCTTCATTAATGTAAAATATATTCATAACTCTTATTTTATTTAAATATACAAAAAAAAGAAGCCCAATCCAAAGATCGGGCTATAATTTTTATATTTTTTATTAAATTTATTAATCTAACCCAGATGTTCTACCAGCGGATGTTTCACGATCTATCCAAGACTGTTTACCTTGGATGTAGTTTTCTTTAGCTTTTTCAAAATTTTCATCATTAATTTTAATTTTACTATGCCATACTTCTGAAGGGTTTAAAGTTACAGGAGCATTTAATATGTTAGCTCCGAATTTGCTGATTAAGTTATTTTTATATGATTCAAAACGATTGTCAAAAGATTCATCGTTTAAATCAAGTCTAAGCATTGAATCTTGAGGTTGAGGTAAATGAATGTCTAATCGGTTATTAATGCCTTTCATTTGAGAAGGAGAAGCTACTAAAGCTAAATTATCCTTATTTAGATTTTTAAGTGGAATTACTTGACGTGTTTCACTTAATACTTTGCGTATTTCTTCTTTAATAAGTTCTTTTAGTAAATTTTTTTTCATGTTTTTATCTAATTTTTATATTTTAAAATTTTATTATTAATTAATTAACTAAGTCTTACAGTGAATATTTTGTTTTAGTAAAATTTTCTAACTCTTGTTTCATTTTCTCTTTTGCTTCTTCATCTTTAGACAATCGTTGTCCTTTAGCTAAAAACCAAAAATTATCTGGAATTATGCCATTTATAGATTTTCCATTAAGGTCAGCTACTGTAGTAAAAGCACCAGTATTTTTAAATAAGTCTGGTATTAATAATTTTACTGTTGGTAAGCTATGGCTAGCATCTTCTAATGCAGCATCAATTAAATTTTGTACTATAAGGCTATTTTTATTATCAGATGGTTGTTTAAATATTCTATTAAAATTATAATTATCTATTTCTTTTTTTGCTTGTTCTAATTTTTCTTTAATGTATTTTTGTTCTTTTTCTTTTTTAGATAATCCAAAAAGTTCATATAAAGAAAATTTCTTTTTAATTTCTTCTTTAATAAGTTCTTTTAAGTCAGATTTTTTCACGATTTATGTATTTTTAGTTTTAATGTTCCTGTTCCTTTTATCACACGATGCCACTCGTGTCTTGGTATAAATATACGTTCTTTTAGGGAGGTAGGCAAGCAATTATCAAGTTGAAGTTTCCAATCTGTATCTTCTAAAATTTCTACTGTTCTATCTTCATCATCACGATGCCATAAAAGTTCAATTGGATCTATATTTTCGTTAAACTCACGAATAATATATTTGTCTGTAACTTCTATGTCGGTGTATGGGTGATTCATAAATCATAATTTATCAAAATTAAAATCTAAAATTTTTATTTCATTTTGTTGGTTTTTAGTGAAATCTAGAAGGGGGAATATGAAATATATATTATCTTTATTCCATTCTTCTATTTTACCAGAAGGATATAATTTTAAGAGTTCTTGGGCTATTTCTTTAGCTTTTGGGTTTTTATACCCCATTGATATTCCTCTTAACCTCCATTTATTTCCATCTAAAAATTGTTTAAGGAAGTTATTTATTTCTTTCCATTTGTTTAAGGCATCTTTTGCTATTATGTTGGGTTTATTTAATGTATCATTTATAATTAATATACGTTGATTTGAATTAGTATCATATTTTCCATTTTCAGTAAATTGAGAAAAAATTTTATAATCCATTTCAGCCCCAGTAGCATTTAAAAAATTATCTTCAGTAATTTCTTTTAATATATCTATAAGTTTAATCATATTTTTATATTGCTAAATCAAAAATTTTAAGGTCTCCATTATTATCAACCCCAATATTACTTGTATGAAAATCAATAGATTTATTAGGAAATATATTTAATACATCTTGAGTAAATTTAATATATCTTAAAAGAGAATTATATACAGTTTTATTATCTTTTGTTTTATCTAATAATGCATTTATTTCAGATAAATTATTATCTTTTAATAAGTAATAAATCATTGTCATAG